CTTAGGTTGCACCCATTCAGTACAGGTTTTGCAATAGTTCTCATATTTGAACAATCTAAAGTTCATCATCTTATCTACGTTCTCCTGCGTTAGGTCAAAGGTTTTAGAAAGTTCACTATTATTGGCAAACTTCTTACTACAATGTACAATATGTTTCTTTTCAAAGTCTATAACAGGTACCATAGGGAAAGCTGCACACATTTTACGATCTATTTCAGCAGCTTGTAATACGTCTGTAAATTCTTTTGATCTACCATTAAATGCTTTCCACATGGTATTTTTGTGATCTAATTGTTTTACTATTTCAGGATACTTATGATTATAAGAGTAATAGTTTGGTGTTTTAACAACTACATTATAGTTGTTCATGTCATTTTCAGGCACAAAATCAAAGTTACCAAGTTTAGTTACCTCATGTTCGTACCAATCCAATATATTATGTTCAACATATAATATATCTTTGTCTTCTAATATATAAGGATATCTCTTTCTAACAAATGAATTAGATAATACTGAACAAAAAAAATTAGGATTTTTCTTAATCTCATTAATTACTTCATCTAAATTTTTGATTAAACCAGGCTCACCACCTAATAGATTAACTCTTACTTTATAGTCTTTTAGAAATCCTAAAGTTTTTCTTAAAAAGTCCATATCTACGGTCAAGTTACGCATTTCTAAAGTGTAACTAGTACAATAATGGCAATTCTTATTACACGACATAGATAAAAAGAAATCTATGGCCAAATATTCATTTTGTATTTCTTGTAAGTTTTTCATAAAATTTATTAAACGCAATCTTTAATTTTTTAGTATTTTTAAATGTTACTTCTTCAACATAACCTGGTGTTTGAAAACATTTCTCTATTATATAATCATAAATAGGTTCATTAATTTCACCTATTAGACTTTTATCAATATAATCATCACCTATTAGTTTCTTCATGTTGTTTAAAAATTTAGTTTCTTCTTGATCTAATACAATTAAAATTATATTGACAACTTTATTTATTTCAACATCTGTCATATAAGGATTAATTGGTAATGTCAATATTGTATCACATACTGTTTTAGAATTAAACATACTATCTTTTCTATGATAGATATTTTTATACATAATATTCTCAGATAAAGGCTTACTGTAGTGAACCTTTGCTTTTAGTTTTTCTTTTAGTTCATCTCTAATTTCTCTGTTTGGTAATCTGATAACATATTTGTGATAGTTATGATTAAGACCGTTTGTTGTTTGTTGAATAATTACACAATCTTTTAATTGTTCATCATATTTTTTAGCAACTTCTTGTCTTTTTGTTTGGTAGCTATCTATTTTATTCAATCTATAATTTATAAAAGTAGCATTCATTAATAGCATTTTAGAGTTGTAACCTAACATCTCGTTGTCACCATGTTTTCTTAATTTTTTAATTGTATTAGCATATTCTTTATTGTCTGTTAATATAGCACCGCCACCTGAAATACCAGCAATTACTTTGTTTGCATTAAAACTTAATGTACTAATATCACCTATTGTACCTGCCTTAACATCATTTAAACTAGCACCTAATGATTGAGCAGCGTCTTCTATAAATGCTATATTTTTTTCTTTACAAAATTCTATTATATGTTTTGTTTCTGACATATTACCAAATAAATGAGGGTATACAATTGCTCTTGTCTTATCTGAATACATATTCTTTATACTATCAAGTGATAAATGATAAGATGAAATATCTATGTCACAAAATACAGGAGTAGCACCAACCATTGATATACATGAAGCTGTAGATATCCAAGAAAAGTTGGTCGTAATAACTTCATCACCTGGTTTGATACCTAAACTTATTAATGAAAAGTGTAAAGCGTCTGTTCCATTATTACATGCAATAGCATAATTTCTTCCAGTCAATTTAGTAAGACTTTTTTCTAGAAACTCGACATTAGTTTCCTGTTCTTTTTGCATAGTAACATCAAAAAGTTTTTGATATTCTTCTTTGTTTAGTATGTAATCTTTATGCCAACTATCCATTACTTATTTCTTTGATGTTTTGGTATATAATATTCTTTTAATTCTGGAAACACATCAAATAAATGTAATTCCCATTTAGTGCCTTCATAATATTTGTCAGCGTCAAGTAAATAATCAAATACTTCTTGAATATCTAATCCTTCTTCAGCAGGCATACGAAGTGCCTCTTGTATATCAGGCCATCCTTTGTATTTTGGTATTAAATCATCTTTTATTTTTTGAGGTAAGTTATTGGCTCTTAATAACGGAGGCGATTCTAACATAGCCCAATTTACTTGGTCAATCATATCTTTACCCTCAGTCATACACCAATCTATAACCTCATAAAATCTCATAACGCTAAGAAAAGAAACTAAGCCATTAAAGTCGGCATCTACATTATCATATTTGGCACACAAGGCAAGATTATCTTTAATTTTATCCCAATTACATCTTCTTCTCATGTACTCAATGGTTTTACCTACACCATCAACAGAAGCAACCATAGAAACTCTTTTAAATTTAGGTATGTAATCAAATATATTATGTTTACCACCTTTTGTTTCTGTTAAGTTTGTTTGATATTTAAGATAGATATGTTTGGCGTGACCTGATGCTATTAACTTGTCTAATAACTCATAATGTTTTTTCATAATTAATGGTTCGCCACCAATAATCTTTATACTTCTTATGTATGGTGCCAACTCTAAAGTTTGATCTACCATAGACTTTTTGTTTTGAATTTTTACTTGAGCTTTTAGTTTAGGTATTACATAATCACCATGTTCATCTAGTTTTACATCTGGTTCTTTAATTATATTAGTTTTATCTCTAGTCACCCATTTAAAATGATCTAGTGTTTCTTTATTTAACTCTCCAAAAATAGCGTCATTCCATACACCATCATTAGCAACCTTTTGACGAATAGTAGAATTTTGGTGAGTACACATATAACAGTCTAAATTACACTCTGATCCATAAACTTTTAATTGAACTTCTATAATTCTTTCGTCAAAATCAAATAGACCACTTGCTTTAAATAATTGTGCTGATCTATCTACTTTACCCCAAAAATCAAAATCGTTAGTATGAATTTTCATACAAGCAGTTCTTCTAGACTTACCATATCTTTTTTCATCTGAAACACATCTTACGCAATATTTGTTTACGTTTTTAAATTCTTTTTCTTTGGGGTCAAGCATTTCTTTACGAATACCATTAAGAGCTTCACTATTAATCATCCATTCTTTCATTGATGTATTAAGTATATTATGTTTACCGTCAGGTTTACCAAAACAACATGGTTGATAATTGCCATCTATTTCCATATATAATTGAGTAAAAGGAATATCGCAAAAGAAAATCTCTTTGTCTTTTGCTTGTTGAGCTATTGATCCTTTTTTAAGCAAATCTGGAATATAACTAAGTTTTTTACGACCTAAAGAATCATATTTTTTTTGAGGTTCTTGAAACCATGAATCAGTATTAACATTACCGCCAGTAGATTTATCTCCAGGACCGCCTTTAGTCATATGTTTAGGTAGTTCTTTATCCTGCTTTTTATCCTCATCTAAAAAATCATAACGACTTTCTATATCTGTATCAGGCCAGTTGGGAAATTTTTCACTCATTATTTTACTTTCTTTAAAATTTGGTATTCTTCTAATAACATATTTATCTTATCACAAACAGCTATATGTCCTAGTCCATTAGGGTGATTATCAAAATAAGATACTCTATTTAGTGATTGCTTATTTGACCATAAATCAAGTTTATCTTTTAATCTAAATCCGCCTAATTTTTTTACAGGAGGCCATCCCATAAATTTAGAAATATTTAATTTGTCTTCATATTTCATTATTGTTCTTAATATAATTTTTTCATCTTGTTTTTCATTTCCTGGATATTTATCTTTAAAATTAGGATCTGCTCCTGACTCAATATCACTTTGACTTGGCATTAAACCTTCTAAATAATGTTCAAAAAGTTCTATCATTTGAAACTGAACATAAGTTAAATTATATCTTTCACATAGTATTTGAAAATCTAAATAATGCCCTAGAGACTTTTCAACCCAATAGGGTAGATTGCCATGTGTATTAATTCTTACTGCTCTCCAACCTTTTCTTCTATCATGTTTTAAATTAAGAACATTTAAGTCCTTGTAATCTTGTCTTGGCGCTTGTGACCAAGCAGCAATAACTAAACCAATTTGACTTTTATCTTTTATTTTAATTATTTCATTTCGTAAAGTTGTGTAGATAAATTCATTACCTTGAGCAGACAAAGCCACATTAATAGCTTTCATGCCTAGTTTTTCTGCTAATAATTCAGGCCATTTTTTATAACTAAAGTCCATATCAGGATGAGATATAGAATCAAAGTCATCAGTTGTATTACTATCTCCACTAACTATCAGATACTTCATTAAATGCCCAATCTTTTTCATAACACCAAAAACATTGCCAACACCATTCAGTGAAATTGTTTGTTTGATTTTTACCACCTACGCATGATCTCGTTATAGGATATAAATCTTTCATTAAATTTTCTTCTTTAAATACACCTGCAACAAATCTTTTATTTACATTTAAAAAAGGTTGATACACATTGTAACGCAATTCAGGTTTATCAAACACATCACGCCTTGGTTCACCTTGTACTCTTTCAATTTCAAAAGAACCCCATTGTTTAGGCCAATGATAGTTTCTCATTTTATCTGCAAAACCCATTCTAATTTTTACTGGTGGATTAGCTGTCATACCATCAAGTCTTAAAGGTTTACCTATCTTTTTCATAAAAGCATTATTCTGATCATCT